CAGGCACGCTGTTTCAACCGATATGCAAGTGCGCCGCCTGACGCCGCGTGAATGTGAGCGTTTGCAAGGCTTCCCCGACAATTTCACACGCATCCCTTACCGCAACAAAGCCGCTGAAGATTGCCCAGACGGCCCACGATACAAAGCTTTGGGCAACTCAATGGCTGTGCCTGTTATGCGTTGGATTGGTGAGCGCATACAGATGGTGGAGGGGATAAAATGATGGCCGCATTAGAAGCACAGACGACAGAAATAAAACAATTTATAGAGACAATTACGGAAGGCTGGGATGAGCTAGACGGCAACCCAATGATTGAATTGCGGGCGTTGCAGGAAAATGGCGCGCCAAACGTGGCGAGATTTGCGCTCGATTGGATGGATGACGCAGTAGATCACGCAGAGGCAATGAACAGCGCTGGTCGCAACGTTTATATGTGCATAAATCCTGTTGATGGGGAGAATATAGACGCCGGGAAAGGCGCAAAAGACGACGACATCATGGCCGCGTTCTTCAACTTTGCAGACGCAGACACAGATGGCGCAATGCAGAATATACTGTCGTTTGCAGGTCCGAAATTCACGCTGTCGGTCAAGACCGGCACAGTCCCATTTATACGCGGTCACTGCTACTGGCGCTTGGAAGAGCCAGTTCGCAACCTTCAGGCGTGGCGTGAGGTGCAGCAGTCAATTGCACACAGTCTTCAGACAGATGAGGTGGTTATAAATCCTAGCAGGATCATGCGTGTGGCTGGCACAGTGTCTTGGCCTAGCGATAAGAAAAAGGCCAAAGGCTACACAGACGAAATTGTAACCATGCGTACGCAATTCAGCACAGACCGTGACCCAGTGCCGTTCGAGCGCATGATGCGTGCCTTCCCAAAAGCTGAGAAAGTCGTGGAAGAGGTGGCGTTTAGCATCGACCTTGGCAAGCAAGCTATGGACAGGGAGTTGGCGCAGCAAGCGATAATGGCAGGCGACGATTGGCATCATAACGTCGTGCGATTAGTCGGCTCATACGTTGCAAAAGGGCTGGGCGATGCAGAGATCCACGCCATAACAGATAACTTTACACAGCCGCCGTTTGATGTAGACGACACGCGCAGAGAAGTGCAGCAGGCGATCGATGGTGCAAGGGCGAAGGGTTGGACGCCAGAGCCGCAAATAACGCCGCAACAGGCGATACAAAGCATCAGTTTCGAGCCGGAAGCGCCGACAGAGACAACGCCCGATAAAAAGAGAAACATATTTTGGGCAGCAGAGGCGCAGCCAGTGCTATCGTCAAGCTATTTAGTTAAAGGGTGGCTCGGTGCGGAGCAGATGAGCGTAATTTATGGCCCTTCAAACGTTGGTAAGTCGTTTTTCGCGTTAGATATAGCTTTTCACATTGCAGCGGGAATTTCGTGGCAGGGTTGCAGGGTCAAACAAGGGCCAGTGCTATACCTCGCGACAGAAGGCGGAAATGCGTTTAGAAATCGAGTTTATGCGCTGATGCAAGCGCACAAGATAGACAAAGTTCCTCTAGCAGTGCGCGCAGCGCCAGTTGATTTATTAAGGCCAGAGGCAGATGTAAAGCTAATCGCGGAGCTATGCCAAGAAATAGAGCAAGAGCATGGCAAAATGGCGGCTATATTTATTGATACGCTGTCAAGAGCGATGGCGGGTGGCAACGAAAACGGGCCAGAGGATATGACGGCCTTTATTAACAATGTTGATGCGTTGCGGGATTTTGCAAAGTCTCATGCCTCAATCGTCCATCATTCGGGCAAGGATACAGCGCAAGGCGCGAGGGGTCATAGCAGCCTCAGAGCCGCGACAGATACCGAGATTGAGCTGGAAAACAGCGAAGGCCTACGCACTGCAACAGCGACGAAGCAGAGAGACGTGGAGCCAAGGCCTCCGATTGTATTCCAGCTAAAAGTGCATGAGTTAGGCAGCGACGCCGACGGCGACCCTGTAACGACCTGTACAATCGAGGCGGCTGACGCATTAGATGTCCAAGACGCAAAGAAAAAGAAACCAAAGGGCAGGAACCAGGTTGCGCTAATACAAGCGTTCAATCAGATGCGCCAAGACGCTATTGGAAGTCCAAACTCAGGCGGTACAGGATGGCCCGAGGCGGGGATGTATTGGGCGATTGATGTTCAAGACTTCACAAGCTTTGCGAAGGGGAAACTGGGAGGGACGAACCCAAGGGCAGCGTTCCAAAAGGCTTTGGACGGACTATTAGCGAGCGGGTATATGTCGCAAAATGATGGATATTGCTGGATATCAGCTAAGGAAGGCAGAATTTAATGAAAATGCTATGTGTATGAAAACAAAGGATAAGTGTGTAGAAAAAACTTTTTCTACAAGGGTGTTTTTGGAGTGCTAAAACTGGGGTGGTTGTAGAAATGTGTAGAAAAGACGAAGTTATTTGTTTTCAATGCTTTAGGTATTGTGTTTTCTACAATTTCTACACTTTTCTACACTTTTTCTACAGAAGGCTAGAAGTGTAGAAAATGTAGAAAATCCCTTTAGGGTTTCTACATTTCTACAGCCGCGAAATATTAAAAGGTAAGATTGGAGGAAGATTATGGATATCGGTGGATTGAATAAGAAGAAGCCAAGGAAGCCAAGGAAGTCGCAGCAGCCGAGGCGGCCAGTTCGACAAAAGAAGTCGGATCGGATTTTGCATGGGGATCAGGAGCCAAATACAATTATGGCAGATTACGCCTTGGCCCCATTAGATCGGTTGGCTTTGGATATGGATCGGAAGTGGGGAATAGATATGCTGCCGGAATTGGTCAGTCCTGAGACGGCGATGAAATATGGTTCGGCTATGTCGAAGTTGAATGCAGCCATTCGGGACAATGATCCAGCAATGGTGCGCGAGAGGGCAGAAATTGCTATGAGAGGTCTTGTCGCGATGGATAAGGAGGCGGAGGCGTCAGGCGCGCAGCGGGCGTCCACAGACGTCTGGGAGGTTGATGTCGACGGAGAGGTTTATGGCATTATGAGAGATGGGCGGTCGTGGCAGACGGTGAAAGAGCAGCGACCGGACTTAGAGTTGGTCACGTTGCGGGAGGTCGGGATTGCTTTGCAATACTGGCACAAGAATAGAATGGTAAGATCGGTAAAAGAAACCTTCCCAGATGCAGATTTTATCACTACAAATAAAAGCCTTGATGATGAAATACCGTTCTAGGAGGAAATGATATGAACGAGAGAACAAGCGTTTTGGTCAATGCCGAGGAATTAATCAACGGCGACCGTCAAGAAAATTATGGGGAGCCTGGCGAGAATTTCAAAGTTATCGCTGATATGTGGTCAGCATACTTGGGAAGCAGTGTTTGCGCGCGAGACGTATGTAACATGATGGCGTTGCTCAAGATTGCTAGGTTAAAGAATGGGCAGCACAAGGATAGCTCTGTCGATGCGTGTGGTTACTTAGCTCTTGGCTTTGAAGTCAGGTAGTGCTAGTCTGTCATTGCATGTAACAATCTCCCAGTTATTTTGCTCCTCCTCAACTGGCCTGCGCTTCGTGCGTAGGCCTTTTTTTATGGTGATTTGTAATGGATGAAGATCAAGAGGCAAGCAGATTGGCCTCAGAGGTGTACGATTTTTGCTGCTGGCTCGTCGAAGAGGGCGCTGACTCAAACTCTTTAATTATCGCAATGACTGCTGCACTCGTTCATATCACAAGCGAACACAACGAGGTTGAGGAGCAAACAAAGCAGCTTCTGAGCAAGATAACGTTCGGCGGTGGGGGTAAGCTGCATTAATACAAAGAAGGCGCTGTATGGGTCGTTACAGCGCCTCTCGGAGTGGTTTGGTTTTTGGTCTGGGTTTTACTTACAAATTACGCCGGCACTTCCTTAAATACACCACCGGCGATTCCGCATCCATATTCGCAAAGCATCTTTGTTTCTCCGACACTAATCACTTCGTCAGCGTTAAAGTCATATTGCTTTGCGTATTTTCTCAACTCTTTGCGGCCCCAGATAGAGGCTCTACCGCCACTATCTTGGAACCACATTGTAAATGTTTCCGTACTCATGATGTCTCTCCCAGTCCGTAACATTCACCACTGCAAGACAGCGCATGGGCGATACATGCGGAATACTCTGTCAATGCTTCGTTGGCGTCCGTTGTACTTTCGACCTGCAATCCATAGCGGACAGCGTAGCCATCAAAAGTCCTGAACAACTCAACGCTTATCGCGTCGTTGGTCGTGTCGTTTTTTGCGATTAGTTTAAGCATATTAGTTAACTCCCATTAATGCAGCGCCAATCCACAGACTGGCGTAAAATGTACCGAAGATGCAGAGGGCGCCAATGACGTCTCCCACGATTGCAAGTGCTTCACGACGCTTCATGATGTCACTTCAAGCATTGCTTGCCTACATATGGCCTCTACTTGCACGCCTGCTGCGCACAGCCTAGAGCCACCATCAAGACAGATACCCTCAGTTATTGAGCTTCTTTTTGACCATTTGCACTCTCCAGTTAATGTAGTTAAATAGTAACGTCCGATAAAGCAGGCGTCATCATCAGCATACCTTTCTGGAAAATCTGTTCTATTCGCTGAAGGCCACCAAAACTCAACCAATGGATCGTCTTTGCCATGCTCCAAACAGTTGTTAAGACCATACAGGTCGCCCTTGAATACTACACGTCCTGCGAGGCGTTGGCCTTCTCTGTTTAAACCCAAATCAATTAATGCAACTGAGGTGCTCATGACGTCACCTCCTTTTCCATGCCACAGATGATGTTCGCCATGAATGACCAGTAACTATCAATGACCTTGTCTTGGAGTTTGTCGCTTGGGTTAGAGTCGATTGAGCCGAACTCAATAGCCATGTCGATGATGTCGCCATTGTAGCAAGCGATAGGAAGAGCCAGACCGGACAGCCAGTCGGCAATTGCTTTCTGTTTGCCAACTTGAGCAACTCTCCATCCGTACTCTGAGTTGAGCCGCTCGAACAAACGCTTAATCTTGGCCTGTCTGGTGGGCAGTTTGTCGTCGACGTGACAGGAGGAAAGATCGTATGTTACGGTGTCGAGGATGTAAGCCTCATAGAGTGGCTTATAGACTGTGTGGTGTACCTTGCCGCTCATGACTGCACCTCCGCCAACTGACGCGAACGAAGGTATCTTCCTGCATGTATTCCATCGAGAAATGCTTTAGTTTCTTTAGCAGAACTACGATGCATCAGAATTGATGAGCCATTGTTATAAGTGATTTGATAACCACCGTAACAAGATGCGTAGTTGATATCTAAAGGGTTATTGGTATCAAAAGTGTTTGCTAGTGCAACTAACTCTTCAAGTTGTTTCTGTGTTATTCTAGTAGACATATGTTCTCTCCTCATTTGCTTGTTATAGGATATTG